AAAAAGAAATAAATTATCGGTAACAGAAAGAGAAATAGGTGGTATACCTAATTCTAGTGAAGATATAAAGCAAGCTCATGCTGCTGCTATTGAAACATATATAGAACATTTTGTAGGTTTAAAAGAAACTGGATATGGAGATATGTATTTTCAAAGAACATTAGAAGACTGGGCTAAATTTAATATAAATAATAGAACAACTCATGATGCGTCAATAAGTTCTGGCCTAGCTTTAATGGCATGTAACAAGCATAGATACACGCCATCAGTTAAAAGAGAATTAAAAGCAGTTGATTTAGGTATAAAAAGATATAACAATCAAGGAGCTACATCAAAAATTATAGATTAAATGAATATATATACTAATACTAATAGTCCTTTTCCGAGTCAAGTAGTAAGTGACGCAGAAAAAGCTAGTTGGGAATATGGCTCTCAAGTAGCTCAAGCCATTGAACAAGAGTGGTTTTCACGAGGAAGAACTAGCGGTAATAGATACTTAACTAATTGGAATAACTTCCACATGTTAAGATCATATGCAAGAGGAGAGCAATCAATACAAAAATATAAAGATGAATTAGCTATTAATGGCGATTTGTCTTATTTAAATTTAGACTGGAAACCAGTAGCAATATTATCTAAGTTTGTAGATATAGTTGTAAACGGTATTTCATCAAAGACTTATGATATAAAAGCATACGCTCAAGATCCTGAGTCAATAAAGAAAAGAACTAGTTATGCTTCTAAAATATATGAAGACATGCTTTCTCAAGAGTATTTAAATAATTTAAATCAAACATTAGGTATAGATTTATATCAAGCTCCTAATAAAGATATAGTTCCTGAAACTACTGAAGAACTAGAACTACATATGCAGCTTTCTTATAAACAAAGTGTAGAGATAGCAGAAGAAGAGGCAATATCTAGTGTACTAGCTCAAAACAAATATGATTTAACTAGACGTAGGTTAAACATGGACTTAGTTACTTGTGGTATTGCTGCAGCTAAAACTAATTTTAATACAGCTGAAGGTATTACTGTAGATTATGTTGATCCAGCTTATATGGTATATTCTTACACAGAAGATCCTAATTTTGAAGATATATATTATGTAGGTGAATTAAAAGCAATTACTATACCAGAACTTAAAAAAGAGTTTCCAAATATTTCTAAAAAAGAATTAGAAAGAATACAAGCTATGCCTGGAAACAGATCTTATATTACTGGTTGGGGTGATTATGATTATAATACGGTCCAAGTATTATATTTTGATTATAAAACTTATCACAATCAAGTATTTAAAATAAAACAAACTGATCAAGGTTTAGTTAAAGCTATTGAAAAACCAGATACATTTAATCCGCCAGAAAGCGAAATGTTTGAAAGAGTTAGTAGATCAATAGAAGTATTATATAGTGGTGCTAAAGTTTTAGGAACAGATACAATGCTAAAATGGGAATTAGCAGAAAACATGTCCAGACCTTTAGCAGATACTACTAAAGTAAAAATGAATTATGCTATTTGTGCGCCTAGAATTTATAAAGGTAAAATAGAATCTTTAGTTAGCAAGTGTACAGGTTTTGCAGATATGATTCAGCTTACACATTTAAAATTACAACAAGTTATTTCTCGTATGGTTCCTGATGGTGTTTATTTAGACATGGACGGACTTGCAGAAGTAGATTTAGGCAATGGTACTAATTATAATCCTGCTGAAGCATTAAATATGTATTTTCAAACTGGTAGTATTGTAGGTAGATCATTAACACAAGAAGGTGATATGAATCCTGGTAAAGTTCCAATACAAGAATTACAATCAGGAACTGGTCAAGGCAAAATACAAAGCTTAATTAGCACATATCAATATTATTTACAGATGATTAGAGATGTGACGGGACTAAATGAAGCTAGAGATGGTAGTTTACCAGATCGTAATACGCTAGTAGGATTACAGAAATTAGCCGCTAACGCATCAAATGTTGCAACTAGACATATTACACAGTCTAGTTTATATTTGACTCTTAAATTAGCAGAAAATGTAAGCTTAAAAGTAGCTGATGCTTTAGAGTTTCCATTAACAAAAGCTTCATTACAAAACTCTATATCAACTTATAATATTAAAACATTATCTGAAGTTGTTAATCTTAATTTACATGACTTTGGTATATTCTTAGAATTAGAACCAGATGAAGAAGAAAAACAACAATTAGAAGCTAATATACAAATAGCTTTACAAGCTAAAAATATTGATGTAGAAGACGCTATTGATTTAAGACAAATAAAAAATCTTAAATTAGCTAATCAAATGCTAAAGGTTAAGCGTAAAGAAAAAGCTAAACAAGATCAAGCTAATCAGCAAGCTAATATAGCTGCTCAAAGCGAAGCGCAAGCAGCTGCTGCTGAAAAAACTGCAATGGCCGAAGTACAAAAACAACAAGCTATATCAGGCGCTAATGTAGAATATGAAAAAGCAAAAAGTGAATTTGAAAAAGATCGTATGCAACTCCAGTCTCAAATTGATCAACAGAAAATGATGATGAAACATAAAAATGATATGGAGTTAGCCAAGCTTCAACAAGACGCTACTAATCAAAGAGAGCAACAAAGAGAAGCAGCAAAAGATAAAAGAATAAAAATGGAGGGTAGTCAACAAAGCCAAATGATAGATCAAAGAAAAAATGATTTATTACCAATTGATTTTGAAAAAACTACTGTTGATGAACAAGCTAATCAAATGGGTCAACAAGCTCCAATAGCTTAATTATTAATTATTTAATTATATTATATTATGTCAGAAAAACAAGCTGCCGTAGAGGCAAAGCAAGAAGGTGAATTTACTTTAAAAGGTAAAACAAAACCTAAAAAACCAAAACAATTAGGCAATAAAGAACAAGAAATAACAAAGGTTAATTTAAAAGAACCTTTAGTAGATATTGAACCTAATGTTACAAAAGTAGAAATAAAAAAAGAAGAAGAAGATGCCATTCAAATCGGAGAAACAAAGGAGGTATCTGTGGAAGTTCCATCCGGAGATAGCGCAAAGGTGGGAGAACCTGTACAAAAGTCCGACGAGACTACTGAAGGGTTTTCTCCGATCCAAGAAGTTACAGAAGAAGAAGTAAAACAAGTTAAAGCTGAAGTTAAAGAAGCTAAAAGAGATGAACAAGTATTAGGTAGACAATTACCTGAAAATGTAGAAAAACTTGTAAGCTTTATGGAAGAAACAGGTGGCACTGTAGAAGACTATGTTAGATTAAATGCTGACTATAGCAATGTTGATGAAAAAACTTTATTAAGAGAATATTATAAAAAACATAAACCTCATTTAGATTCAGATGATATAAGTCTTATTTTAGAAGATTATCAATGGGACGAAGATATACATGAGGAAAAAGAAATACGAAAGAAAAAACTAGCTTTTAAAGAAGAAGTTGCAAAAGCTAAAACTTATTTAGATGAGTTAAAAGGTAAATACTACGACGAAATTAAGCTACGTCCAGGTGTTACGCAAGAGCAACAAAAAGCAATGGATTTTTTTAATCGTTACAATAAACAGCAAGAACAGGCCGAGCAAATGCACACGGAGTTTAAACAGCGTACTAAAGAGCTATTTGGCGAAAATTTCAAAGGTTTTGATTTTGAAGTCGGAGGTAAAAAGTACAAGTATAACATACAAAACCGAGATGCAGTTGCAGAAAACCAATCAAACATTGAAAATCTGATAGGGAAGTTCCTAGATGCAGACGGAAATGTAGTAGACCCGAGCGGTTATCACAAAGCAATGTATGCTGCTGAAAACGTAGATAAAATCGCTACACATTTTTACGAACAAGGCAAAGCCGATGCAGTTAAAGACGTAGTTAAATCATCTAAAAACCTTTCTGATGTGAAAGCAAGACAAGGTAATACAGGTGAAGTCTTTGTCGGTGGCTTTAAAGTTAAATCTATTAGCGGTGCAGATTCTACAAAATTGAAAATCAAAACACGTAAGTTTAACTAATTAATTTAATAATTATGGGTACATTAAGTCCACAATTTGGGAGTTTAATACCATCGCAAACGCAACAATTATTAGCTACAAACTATTTACAGTTTACTAATAACGGTGGTGGTGCTGGTATTCCCGATAATTTCGCTGACTTCGCTCAGCAATACTTACCAGAGGTCTACGAACAAGAAGTAGAGCGTTATGGAAACAGAACGTTATCTGGTTTTTTAAGAATGGTTGGTGCAGAAATGCCAATGACCTCAGATCAAGTAATCTGGTCTGAACAAAATAGATTACATATTGCATATGATAATGTTACTTTAGGCGCAGGTGCTGCTGCAAACTCTACAAACATCCAAGTTGCAGCTAACGCTGACATGGTGATGAGTGTAAACGATACTGTTGTAGTTTTAGATCCAGCTACTGGATTAGAAGCTAAATGTATTGTAACTGATGTAAACAACTTAGGCGCTGGTGGTGACGTAGATGTGCAATGTTTTGATCCTGTAACACCACTACCAGGTGGCCCTGGTGTTGGTCAAGGATTCTCAGTAAATGGTTGTAAAGTATTTGTATATGGTTCTGCTTATACAAAAGGAACTACAATCGGTGCTGGTGCTGGTAACTCAGCGGTTAGAACTAGCGTAGAGCCTAGCTTTACTCAATTCTCTAACTCACCAGTTATTATTAGAGATCAATATGTTGTATCAGGTTCTGATATGGCTCAAATTGGTTGGATCGAAATCGCAACTGAAGATGGTGCTTCTGGGTACTTATGGTATTTAAAAGCTGAATCTGAAACTAGACTAAGATTTGAAGACTACCTAGAAATGGTATGTATAGAAGGCGAGCGTAACGCTGGTATTGCAAATGCAGGTTATGCAGCTATTGATTTACCAGGTACGCAAGGTTTATTCTCTGCTATCGAAGAAAGAGGTAATGTTGAAGTAGGATTTTCTGCTGCAAGCGGTATTAATGACTTTGATGAAATTCTTAGAAACTTAGATACTCAAGGAGCAATTGAAGAAAACATGCTTTTCTTACAAAGACAAACTGCTCTTGACTTTGATGATATGCTTGCTGCAATTTCATCTGGAGTCAGTGGTGGTGTTGCTTATGGATTATTTGAAAATTCAGAAGAAATGGCACTTAACCTTGGATTCTCAGGATTCAGAAGAGGTTCTTATGATTTTTACAAAACTGATTGGAAATACTTAAATGACGCTTCAACTAGAGGTGGTATTAATGGTATTAACTCAATCGAAGGTGTATTAATTCCAGCTGGAACTTCTACTGTTTACGATCAAATCCTAGGAACTAATATCAGAAGACCTTTCTTACACGTTAGATATAGAGCTTCTCAAGCTGACGATAGAAGAATGAAGTCTTGGATTACTGGTTCTGCAGGTGGTGCGTTTACTTCAACTCTTGACGCAATGGAGGTTAACTTCCTTTCAGAAAGATGTTTAGTAACACAAGCTGCTAATAACTTTGTATTATTCAAAGGTATCTAGTATTTATATAAGGTAAAGGGCGCCAAAAAGCAAATGCTCAAAAAGGCGCCCATATGCCTTTAACTATTTAATTATATTATATTATGGCAAAAGAAAAAAAAGAGGTAGTAGTCGAAGAAACAGTTGTTGAGACTAAACCTGTCAAAAAAGAAAAAAAGGTTGAACAACCTAAATGGGAAACTAAAGATAGAACATATTATTTAAAAGGAACTAAAAGTCCATTAACTTTAACTATACCAGCTAAGCATACAAGAAAGCATGCTTTACTATGGTTTGACACTGAAAAGCAAAAGCAAAGAGAACTTAGATATGCAACAAACATGTCTAGTTGTTTTGTTGATGAGCAAAACGGTGAAGTTACATTAGGACATATTACTTTTAAAAATGGTGTGCTTATGGTTCCTAAAAGTGATATAGGTTTACAAAAACTGTTAAGTTTATATCACCCTTTAAAAAATAAATTATATTACGAATGGCAACCAGCTGCTGTAGCAGAAAATGAACTTGATATTCTTGAGTGGGAAATTGACGCTTTAAATGCTGCTAGATCAATTGATATTGATCAAGCTGAAGCAATAATGAGAGTTGAGTTAGGATCAAAAGTAAACACAATGAGTTCTAAAGAAATAAAAAGAGACGTGTTATTGTTTGCTAAGAAAAATCCTCAGTTATTCTTACAGTTAGCTAATGATGAAAACGTAATGTTAAGAAACCTAGCAATTAGAGCTCAAGAGTTAGGTGTAATAAAATTATCTCAAGATCAAAGAACATTTACATGGGGTTCAACTAATAGAAAGTTAATGAACGTTCCATTTGATGAAAATCCATATTCAGCTTTCGCAGCTTATTTAAAGACTGACGAAGGTGTTGAAGTTTTTAAATCTATAGAGAAAAAAATAAATTAACAAGTGATAATAATATAAGGGCAGCGCTTGCTGCCTTTGTATTATAATAAAAATATTAGAATGGTAAATATAAATACAGTATATAATACAGTCTTGTACATTTTAAACAAAGAACAAAGAGGTTATGTAACTCCAGCTGAATTTAATAGCTTAGCGGTTCAAGTACAAGAAGAAATATTTGAATCATATTTTCCAGATGGTAACCAATTAAATAGAGCAACTCAACAAAACATACAAAACGATACTGAGTTTTTTAACATGTATGAAGATAATGCTTATAAACTATATCCTTTTGAAGAAGAAAATCAATTTACATTTGCAGGTGCTCCATACAATGGATGGTTAGTAAACAGTCCAAATAAAACATTATATAGAATAGGTGAAATATTATCAACTTATAACAATACAAGTGGTAATGTGGAGTCTATTACTGATTTACTTAGTAAAAAAGAATATACTATAACTGAAAAATCTAAACTAACACAAGCAAGCGAGCAATTTCCTATTGCTTATTTAACTAATTATGTTAATCCACCTGCTTTCCCTGATCCTTTACCTATGTTAAAAATAAGTCCATTGCCAACAAGCGTAATGGTTAACTGTATATTTAAACCCTCTGCTCCGCTTTGGGCTTTTACTATTGGTACTTTAGGTCAATATGTTTATGACCCTACAAATTCTATTAATTTTCAATTAGATACATCAGAACAAACTAATTTAATTATAAATATATTAAAATATACAGGTATAATAATAAGAGATCCTGAAATTATTCAAACAGCTACGCAAGAAGCCGCTAAAGTAGAACAAAACGAAAAAGCATAATGGAACAAATACTAGAAACAAACGCGCAATATTATCAAGGTGCACAGATATTTCAATCTGCAGGAGCTGCTACAGAGTATAAAACTACTTTTGATACTGGTTTAGTTTTTTTTACATCAGATCCTAATGCTATTGATTATGGTAGAAATAATTTTAAAGTTTATTCTAGCGCTACAGGTATGCCTGGAACTTATGTAGAAGTAGCTGGACTACCTGAACCTTACAGCGTTGAAAATAATAAAATTATATTTGCTGTAGGACTAGAACCGCCTGCTGGAACATATATAGCTGTTCAATTAAAAAAATTAGATGGAGGATTATATGGTCAAACAGAACAAGAAAAAGCTTTTGGACAAACAGTAGAAGATAATTATGGTGGCTATCAATATGTAAAATTAATTGATATAGTTAATAACTTTATGGTTGGTTATGTTGGTGATGGTAAAGTTATACAAAAATGTAAAAAATCTGACGTTGTATTTTTTGCTAAAAGAAGTTTACAAGAGTTTAGTTATGACACTTTAAAAAGTATTAAATCTACTGAATTAACAATACCAGATTCATTGTCTTTAGTAATACCTCAAGATTATGTTAACTATGTTTCATTATCTTGGATAGATCGTTTAGGAGTTAAACACCCTATTTATCCTGCAAATAATTTAACTATTGATCCATATTATACAAATATACAAGACAATGCAGGTATTCCTACTCAAGATAATTTTGGTGAAAATATAGAAGGAACTTCAATAACCGAAGAGCGATGGAAAAAAGCAAACCAAAGACTTATAAACGGAAGTTGGTATGCAGATTTTGAATTTTTTGGATATGCTAATCCAGACTTGTGGAGTTTAAATGGACCATGGAACTGGGGTAGATTATATGGTATTGAACCACAAAGAAGTAATTTTAATGGTTGGTTTGGTATTAATGAAAGAGAAAATAAATTTACTTTTTCAAGTAACTTATTAAATAAATTAATTGTTATAGAATATATATCTGATGGATTAGCTTATGATTTAGATACTAAAGTACCTAAATTAGCTGAAGAAGCGATGTATAAAAGCATATTATATAACATTGTATCAGTTAGAGCAAATCAACCAGAAGGAATAGTTCAAAGATATAAAAAAGATAGATACGCTGCTTTACGAAACGCTAAAATAAGATTATCTAATATCAAGCTAGAAGAGTTTACTCAAGTAATGCGTGGTAAATCTAAATGGATAAAACACTAAAATTTAATGGCTAGAATAGTTAATACCTTTGTTAAAGGAAAATTAAATAAAGACCTAGAAGCCCGTTTAATACCAAATGGAGAGTATAGAGATGCTAGAAATATTCAAGTTAGTAAATCAGAAGGTCCTGATGTAGGTGAATTAGAAAATACATTAGGTAATGAAAAAATATTTGACTGGGATAGCGGTTTGAGTAAAATAAGTGCAACTTGTATTGGATATGTAACCGATGATTTAAACAATTGCGCTTATTTATTTTTAACATCATATACCGATCCTAATCCTTTAAACTTTACTTACACGCCTGGAAACTTAAGCCAAATAATTAAGTTCGATGCTTTTAATAATACTAGTACTGTTTTATTACAAGGTAATTATTTAAATTTTTCTACTACAAATCCTATTTTTGGTGCAAATATAGTAGAAAACTTATTATTTTGGACTGATAATAGAAATCAACCTAGGGTAATAAATTTAGAAAAAGCTTTAGCTAATCCTTATAATTCACCTAATCCTCATTACACTAATGAAGATCAAATATCTGTAGCTAAATATAACCCATATGAAGCTATAACTTTGTGGCAACAAACAAGCAGTGGTGAATATGAAACCACAATGAAAGATGTAACTAGTAAAGTTCTACCTAATGGTGCTACTTTTGAAGCAGCTGCACCTTCAGCAGCAGGAAGTTTCTCAATAGCTGTAAATAGTTCTACTTATAATGGTTGGAAAGAATGCTTACCTGGCTCAACATTACTTAGTGCTTATCCTGATAGTAAAGTAGGTTTTTTAACTAACAATGGATGTTTAAAAGATGATTTTGCTGATTTAACAAATATAAGTTTTACAGCAGCAACGCCTCCAACACCTAGCGCAGCTCCTACTAGCATTACAACAAGTGCTTTACCTTACGCTGTATCTATTGGTGACGAAGTGTTAATAAATCCTAATCCATATTATGACTGTAATTTCGCGGGTGATCCAGCTTATTTAGATGATAAATTTGTTAGATTTAGTTATAGATTTAGATATGAAGATAATGAATATTCTATATTAGCTCCTTTTACTCAAATAGCATTTATTCCTAAACAAGATGGTTATTTTATTTATAAAAAACAAAATAATCCTAATATAGATAAAGATGATATGGCTACTGCTTATCAGAGTACTATTGTCGAGTTTATGGAAAATAAAGTAGATGAAGTAAAATTAATAATACCTTTACCTTTTGGAGCTGATGAAATTAGAAATAATTTAAAAATAAAAGAATTAGAAATAGTACAAAAAGAATCTGATGGATTAGCATTAAGAGTAGTTGATACAATTACAATAGATACTATTGAAACTGAAAGTGGTACTCAAAGTTTTTATGTTTTTGATTATTTATCTAAAAAACCTATTAAAACATTACCGAGTAATGAAATAACAAGAGTTTTTGATAAAATACCTGTTAGAGCTTTAGCTCAAGAATTAAGTGGCAATAGAGTTATTTATGGTAATTATTTAAATAAACACACTCCTCCTCAAACATTAAACTACAATGTATCAGTTAGTGATAAGTCTCAATTTGATCTTAATATTGCTACAGCAACAATAGATGAACCAACTCCTCCAACAACAGGAACTACATTTACTATAACTGGTGTGACTGGTGATATAGACATTGGAGATACAGCTAGTGTTGGCGGTGTAAATATTGGAACTGTTACAGATACTGATGGAGCTACATTTATAACATTAGATCAAAGTGTTTCATTAGGTAATATTGCAGTAACATTTAATCCTGTTGGACCTGATGTAAATACTACAAGTATAGTTGAATATCCAAATCATACTTTAAAACAAAATAGAAATTATCAAGTTGGAGTTGTACTTTCAGATAGATATGGAAGACAATCATCTGTTATATTATCTAATAATAAAGAGTTAGTTACACTTCCAAGCGGAGCTTCGTTTATTGGTGATACTGTTTATTCAGCATATTTGCCAGATGGAACTGAACAAGTTAATTGGCCTGGTAATTCATTAAAAGTTTTATTTAATGATCCTATTAGTCCTACAGCTAAAATACCTCAAACTTATTATCCAGGTTTATATAATGGTGATGTTAGTAGCGTAGATTATAATCCGCTAGGTTGGTATTCTTATAAAATAGTTGTAAAGCAAACAGAGCAAGAATATTACAATGTATATTTACCTGGTATTATGGCTGCTTATCCTGAAGATATTACACTAGAAGTAAATCAAACATCACATGTTGTTTTAATAAATGACAATATAAATAAAGTACCTAGAGATTTAAATGAAGTTGGACCAACTCAAAGACAGTTTAGAAGTTCTGTACAGCTGTTTGGTAGAGTTCAAAATACTAATCAGCTTATTAACTATGAAGATGATGTAGAAGATTTTATAGTTGCTATTAACATGGGACAATCTAACGAACAATATTATCCTGGTAGACAGTCTGATACTGTTTCAACTATATCAACAGTTGTTGATTTATTTGATTATGATCCTATTGATCCACCAAAACCTAATTTTTTCCCACAATTTTACCAAGTAAATTCTAATCCATTAATAGCTAAAATAAGCACAGAAAATAAAATAGGTCAAACGTCAAACACTAACTATGAACCATTTGCTTGTACCGTAGCAACTAGTATAGCTAGTCCTGGTAGTTCAACAGTCGAGGTAAATACTATTCCTGTTGCTTCAGTAGGATTTGCACCTGAACCGTTTGATTTAGTAACAGGTGCTAATTTGCCAGAAGGAATAGTTGTTAGTAATTTTGCCATTGGTACTGGAACAGGTGGTACTGATGTACTAACATTAGTAGATGAAAATGGTGGTACATTTAGAGCTGTTCTTGAAGAAGGTGATGTTTTATATATAACTCCTGGAGCTAGTGACACTGCTAATCAAGGATCGTTAATACTGCCTGGATTACAATATTTAGGTATTTATGAAACTTCTCCAGTTGTATCTAATTTAGATATATATTGGGAAACAGCTACTAGTGGATTAATTAGCGATTTAAACTCTTTAGTTTTATCAGAAAGTCAAGGTGGAGCAGATATTAGTTCTTTTGATACTGGTAGTTGGGACGAAGGACTTGCTAGTGGTGGTGATATTTTAGATACTGAATTTCAAATAGTAGATTTATTTGGAGTGCCAATAGATACTGCTGATCCTTTATTAACTCAATTAACAGTTACAATGTCAGTTACTGACGCTAATACTCCTGGAAATAATGTTGATAATTATTTTAATTTAGTTCAAGATGGTGTAGTAGGTGATGTTGAAATAAAGTTTCAAGTAGAAACTACTACTGATTATTATAATGCGGTATTTTTTGAATATGTAGCTGAACAAAGGTTATTTAACTTTTTATTTAATATAACTACTGTTTATGATGGTGAAACAACAAATGTTCAAGTTCCTATTACTAATAGAGGACCTGGAAATATAGCGCCTATTATAACACCAGCAATTTCTCCAGTTACTACAGATAGACTAGATACTAGCGTGTTGTTTGAAACAAGAGGAAATAATGGGGCTAATAACTCTGATTTACGAGCTCAAGATTTAACCGCTTTAATAACAGCTATGTCTTTTGATGTAAATGGTGTAATAACACCTGTAAATTCTGATGATTTTGGGTTGTATTTTAATTCTACATCTTTTATTGACAATATTACTGATGAATTAGTTAATCAAATATCGTTTAGCAATTCTTCAATACCTGTAGCTAATTATAGTTTAACTCTTGAATACGTAGATGCGGCTGAAGCTAGTTCTGAAAGTTATCAAGTTATTTTAAATGAAGTAGGAGCTTTAGGAACAGGAACTCCAGAACCTGGAGTACGTGAAATATTCCGAGTTTGTCCTGGTCCTGACAACACCCTTCAGCCAGATCCTTATTGTCAAATATTTATTGATAATGCTACTGACCCAGCTGATAATGGTTATTATTTGTTTCATGGATCATTTAACCAGTTAACAAATAGTAGCACAACAATTACAGTAGATAGAACAAACGCAGCAACTTCAACATTAGTTCCAGCTAATTGTCAAGTGGACTTTTTCTATGCACCTTTAGGTGGTGGTAGTGATTTTGACACCTTGAGAGCAATGGCGTTGGCAAGTGGTTGTTCACAGCAAGTAGAAAATTGTGAAGATTATAATGATAACAATATTCCCACGGAGTGGGATGTAGGACCTGTAATAGATACAACTGGTTATGTTTTAGAAATAATATAAAAAATATGTAATAATAATTATGGGAGCAGTAGTTGAAGTAAAGTTTTTTAACTCTTTTGTATTGAAGAAGATAATAAATGCTGGTAATGATCTTATTTGGAACGGATCTTTTGGTATACCAGCTACTTTGCCTGGCGGTTATCCCGTTACTACAGCAGGTATAGATAGTGAAGACTTTGCAATTGAAGAAGCTAGAATAAGAGGTGGTTTTAATAATACAGCCACAGATTATGGAGCAAAAGCTTATTTAGTAGAAGAAGAACCAGCTGGTTATATAAGATTTAATGCTTTAATATATTCAGGTATATTTAACTCTAGAACTGGAATAAACAATACTAATGTATTTAGCACCGCTGATGATATTGAAAAAGCTGCTGATCCAGCAAATGGTAGTATACAAAAACTTTATGCAGAAGATACTAATTTAAATATATTCCAAGAACTTAAAGTAAGTAGAGCGTTAATAGATAAAGACGCTATTTTTACTGCAGAAGGTAATCCAAATGTTACATCGAGTAATTTAGTTATTGGAGTTATACAACCAGTTCCAGGTAAATATGGTATAAGTAAAAACCCAGAAAGTTTTGCCATATATGGAACTAATAAGTATTTTACAGATAAAAACAATAATGTTGTTTTATCACTACGAGGCGGTAATATAGTTGAAATATCTCAATTAGGTATGAGAGACTTTTTTAGAGATAAATTAAATGAATTAGATATTAATGCTATAAGAGGTAAAGCAGTTGGTGGTTGGGATATATATAATCAACAATATGTAATATCTTTACAACAACAAGATGAAATAAAATCATCAGAGACAGAATATAACACTGTAGCATATGATGAAGGAGTTCAAGGTTGGACAAGTTTGTTTGATTACAGGCCTGATCAAATGTTTAGTTTAAGAAATAATTTTTATAGTACTACAGCTTCTAGTTTATATCAACACTACAGTATCAACGTTCCAAGAGGTCAATTTTACGATGTAGAATATCCAAGTACTATAACTGTTGTGTTTAATCCTGAGCCTACAAGATCTAAAACATTTAGTACAATTGGCTATGAAGGAAGTAACGGTTGGAGATTAAACTCTTTAATTTCAGATGAAACAGGTGAAGATAAAAATATAAGCGGAAACTTTGAATTTACAAATGATATAACTGCTAGTATACCAAGTTATTATGAAGGAGAATATGTGTTTAATCCTGCGGGCGGAGCGGTTGTAAGTGCTGTTGCTGGAGGAGTATATGGCGCAGGATATGCAGCTGTATTTGGTACAGAAAACCCAGCACTAGACAGATACAATGCTGGTTTTATTAGAAAAGAAAATCATTACGTAGCAAACGTAATAAACAATAGTTTTACTACAAATAGAGAAATTATATTTGGTAATGCTATAAGTGGAATAAAAGGATATTATACTACAGCAACTTTTTCAACTGACGAAGTTACTAATAAAGGAGGTTTAAAAACTTTATTTTCTGTAGGAGCAAAATTTGATTCAAATAATGGATATTAATAAAAATTTAAATAAATGGCAGCAGGTGCAATTATAGGTGGCGCAGTTAGTGTCATAGGTGGTATTTTCGGTTCTAGTAGAGCTAGAAGAGAAGCAAGACGTAGAGAAAATCAAGCTAGAGCTTTAGAATCTAAACTAAATGAATTAGAAGCTAATAGACAAGAAATTATTGATCCTTATGCTAATATAACCGATTTAAGCTCAATGCTTTCAAATCCGTTTGCAAATTTGTCTGTAGCAACTAAATCTACCGAAATGCAAATGGAGCAAACTGATATTGCTTTAGCTAACACACTAGATACTATTAGAGCTACAGGTGGTAGTGCTGGTGGAGCAACGGCTTTAGCACAAGCGGCGTTGCAAGCCAAAAAAGGAGTTGCTGCTAATATTGAAGCTCAAGAAGCAGCTAACGAAAAGCAAAGAGCTCAAGGTGAAGCTACGCTGATGCAACAACGTATGTCCGAAGCTAGAAGACAACAACAAGCAGATGTTTCAGGTGCTCAGTTTACTTTTCAACAACAAGAAGCAAGAGAAATGCAACAACTTAATAGATTATCTAATCAGATCGGTGCTTTACGTGGTGCCGCGGCACAAGCTAACGCAGATGCAACAGCTGCATTAACTGGTGGTATTGGAGCCGCTGCTAGTTTAATAGGTAGCGCTGATTTTTCTAGTGAATAAATAAATTATAATGGAAGATAAAAATATAAAAATTAATCTGTTTATAAAACAACTAAACAAGAGTAACGCACTTGGATATAACAATGCTTATGTTGCCAGTCAACCTAATTATAATTTTAAATTATTAGATAGAGCTTATGAAAATACTGGTAAACTATATGCAAAATTAAAAACTATTATACAAAATAATACATGCCAAGATCCTACTTGTTTTATGGAAAACCAACAATTAAATAGATTAATGGAAGCTCCTCAAAAATCTTTAGACTTTTTAACAAACATTGGATCTCAACTAATTATTACTGATGACAACTATTATGATGTTAATCAGCATTATAAATATTCTGTAGCAAACGCTATACTTACCGGTAAACCTACATTTGCTAAAAGTGATGGCTACGATGTATCTTTGTATTTAAATGAAGATGGTAGTCAAACTATAATATTTAAAGGACCTTTATTAGAAAAACCTTTTATTATAAATAGCTCTGCATTAGAAACATTATTAGACTCAGGCACAGGTATAATTGCTGAAACTCCTGATGTTAACAAAGACATGCTTAGATTATTAAGTGAAGTAGGAGTTATGGCAGGAGGATCAACTAATCCTGAAACAGGTGAATTAATGCCTAAAGCTAAAATAGCAGATGAGTTTGTATTAAAAAATTCTGATGGTAGTTATGATTATGAAATAGTAGACATTGGTAATGGTAAAGGTAGAAATTTACTTAAATTTGATTTAGATAAAATCGAAAGAAAAGTAACACCGTTTATAAATGCAGAAGTTGCAGGTATGTTAAGCTCTGAGCAATCAGTAGTTGCAGCTTGGAACGTGTTTATTGGTGCTGATACTAGCGTTTCGGAAGATGATCAAATGGCACAAAATGCTAACGCTGGTTTTGTAGCTTGGGATTATGAAAAAGATTTACCATTACAACAAGATAAAAAAGAATTATTTATGACTAAATATAAAGAATATTTTATGAATAATTACTTAAAACAATTTACTACTAATCAAATTCCTACTGTTAAAGCAGATGCGGCAGTGTTTGATTTAGAAGAGGGTAAGAAAAAACAAGCTGAAGCTTTTTTAAAAAGAAATCCACGTAAATAAAATTAAATGACAGAATTAGAATTTTCGCTATCCTTGCCTCAAAATCTAACACCTGATGAAAAAGATGAAAGGCTTAGAGCGTGGCGAGCAGAAAATCCTCAACCTGAAGTTGAAGAAGTAGAAGAAGTTGAATCTACTCCAGAGCAAAACCAAGTAGATGTTTTATACGCAAGATATAACCCTGCTCTTAAACGTTCTGCATTTATGAGTGATGAAGAAGAAGATTTATATAATCAAGCTGCTAATGCTACTAACGAAGAAAAAGTAGCTTGGTTAAATGCTAATACTAGAACTGATCAAAGTTATGCTGATGTAGATACTTCAGGTGGTTATGATGCTTTCGCTGACATGATTACTTTTGGTATTTTTGACTTTGATGAAGAAGCTGAAAGAGCTGAACAAATGCAACAAGATAAGGAATTATTAAAATTTCAATATGATCAAGAAAATAAAAACTTTCTTGAAGCTACTAAAAAAATAAGTGAAGATCCTAATTTAACTACTCAACAAAAACTAGAAGCTCAATCAAAAATTAAACCAGCACCATTAATAGAAGAATTTGATGAAGAAGTGGTTATTCAAAATATTGAAGATGAGTGGCGAGATAACTCTGTAACTTGGTCTACAATGAACGAAGAAGACGTTAGAGCAAGATTTGATAGTGACGAAGATTTTAATAATTACAAAAAATTTATGGAGATTGAAGACAATCTTGAATCTCTTACATCATCATTACGAGGTATGACAAATCAAAAAACAGGCATGCCTTATGGTAATATGAAAACCAAATATGATCAAACATTAACTAAAATAAATGAATTAAGATCACAAAGAGGTGAATTAATAGCTCCTTATAACGAAAGCAAAAGTAAAAAAGCTGATAAAACAAAAGAAAATATAATTGGTAGTGGTAAAACAAGAATTGAAGTAAGAAAAGCTTCAAAAGTTTCTGAGCCAGCTTTACAAAAAGCTTTAACTTATTTACCAGATGATTTCTCAGGTATATCAAATCAAGATGATTTAGATAACACCATGAAAGAATCATATAGGGAGTTTGTTATGAATGATGAAATTTTGTCTACAGCTTGGGATTCTATTCAAAAAGCCGCTGCCGCTGATATAAAAAAATATGAAAACGAGCTTTTAGCTAGTAATAAATACGACTTAACAACTAAAGAAGGTGTTGACGCGGCTAATGCTGATCTAGAGGCATATGCAAGAAGTATAACTTTAGACAAGTTTGAAGGCTCTAATCTTTATAAACAAAGATTAACTGATTTAGGTACAGTTATGGATAGAGCTATGTCTCAAACCAGTACAGCTTATCAAAGATCTCAAAATTATTTTCTTAGCCGTACAGATGCGTTAAGAGGAAGTGAAAATGATTTTATACCTTTTAATGATACTTTAGCTAATTTAATTGAAGGTGTTGCAAAAGGAGGTCTTAATATATATTCGTCCGGTAAAAAAGCACTAGCTAGTGTAGAAGCTAAAGGCGTAAGAATAGCTCAACGTGAAATAGATAAGATAAATGAAAGAGTTAGAAGCGGTGAAATATCTGCTGAAGAAGGGGAAAAACTTAAAAATAAAGAATACGTTGATGGTGGAAAAATAATGACTCCTTTATTAGAATTAATGGAGCAAAAAAAAGATGTAGAAAATTTATTTGATAGTATTAAAGAAGATGAACAGCTTACTAGTTTGTTTAAGTCAGCTGATTTATCTGATGGTATTAGTTTTCAAGATGCTGTATTTGTAACAGCAGAAGCTTTACCTCAAATTGGTTTAGCTGTGGGTGGTACACTTACTGGTAATCCTGTTTTAGCAGGTTTAGGAACAGCGGCAATGTTTACTCAAATGTATGGAGATAATTATTGGTCTGCATATCAAGAAGGTATACAAAAAGATGCTAAAGCAATGGGCATTGATCTAAACTCTATGACCCCAGAAGAAAGAAGAGCTTTTGAAATAAAAGCATTAGAAGAAGGAAAACATGCTAATATGGCTACGTCTGCGGCGTTTGCTGGTGTTATGACGCTTGCAGAACAAATAGGTGCTAATAAAATACTATCAAAAACAGAAGAGGCTTTAGGTTTAGGAAAAGGTGGTTTAGTATCTTTTTATAAAGGATCTTGGAAAGATAGTGGTGAAGCATTATTAAGATCTGCCTTACGTAAAGGTGAAGCGGGATTAACAGAGTTTGCTACAGAATTTTCACAGGAAGTATTAGGGCAAATAAGTACTGGTTTGCAAGGAGGAGGTTCTATGACTGAACAACTAGACTGGGGCGCTTCTTTAGAAGCTGGAAAAGCTGGTGGTGTAGTAGGTGTAATGATACCATTTGCAAGCAGTGTAGCTACTCAAACAGCTGTTGAAATAAGAAATGTATCGCGAGATGTAGCTATTAAATTTGCACCAGATTCTAAATATGGTAAATTTGCTATAGAAGTAGAAAAATATTTTGATTCAGCTCAAACTAATTTAGATACTAAACTTGCTAATGAACAAATAACTGAAGCTGAATATAAAGAAGAATCACAAACGTTAGCTGATACTCGTAATGCAGGTTTAAAAATAGATGCTAATGCAGATCAAAGCGTTAGAACTAGACAGCTTGACTTAATGGTTGAGCGAAACAAACTTCAGCGAGAAATAAAACAAATAGATGATTCAGATTTAACAGTAGAGCAAGAAGCAAGATTAAAAGAAGTTAAAAAGCAGCTAAGAGACGTAGTAGCAGAGCAAAAATTATATAATACCTCTGGTAATGTAAGAAAAATAATATCAGACGTTGGGCCAAAAGATTCTGATGGAAATCCTATGATTGAGTTTAGAGATGTGCAAAGCGCTAAAGAAGCTCAAGAAATAGCAGATCAATTAGAAAAAGAAGGTTATACTAAAGCAGCAGCTAGTAATAGTCATGGTGTACAAATGGTAAATGAAAAAACTGGAAAAGAAGTTTTACTTATAAACAATGAAGTAGCAGCTGGTAAAAGTGGATTTGTAGGTAATGTAAATGTAGGTGCTCATGAATTTTTACATAGTGTTTTAAAGAAAACTTTAGACGCTAATCCAGAAGTTGCTACTGAAATGCAAACTGAAATGAATAAGTATCTACAGTCTATAGATGTAGAAGGTATAGATTTAGATTCTGAATATGGTCAAAATTTAATGCAATATTTAGACAAGCCTTCAACTGAGTTTTCTGAAGAAGCATTAATATTATTTGCTGATGGTTTAGCTAGAGGTGATATACAATTAAATGAAGGTGCTATACAAGGTTTTAAAGACATGCTCAGAAGACTATTGCAGTCTATGGGAATTAAAAATATAAGATTTAACGAAGGTAAAGATGTAGTTAATTTCTTAAAAGACTATAATAAAAGTATAGAAAAAGGAAAATTAAACAGGGCTCAAAGAAAACTATTAGAAGGATCAGCAGAAGGCGAAATAGTAACTAGAGCATCGAGAAGAGGTATTGCTACGGGTCAAACAAATAGAGAGTCTAGAGCTAGAGAATTAAGAGAATTAGCTGATCCTTACATGGAAACACCTAATAATATTTTACAACAAGGATTAATATCTGAACTTTCACAAAATAAAGAAAATAAAGCGGTGGCAATACCACTGGCTCAAGCTTTGTTAGAAAAAAACTGGCCTTTAATAAGTAAAAATTTAAACATCAACAGCGAAGCTGAAATGGATGCTGCTAAAAGAATCGTTTTAGATCAATTAATTGGTGAATTTAAAGGTTCTGGAGTTGTAGAAACTGGCTCTATAAAATATCCACCAAGAAATACTAGTGCGCTGCAAGGTTTTTCATTAGATCCTGAAGGTGGATCTGCAGCTGCTCAAGTTAGCACGTATATGCAAGAAACATTTTCAAAAAGAAAACCTGAAATTGACGCGGCTATAGTTGATGAAGTAAAAGCTGGTATTGAAGTAAACCCAGATATTACTGGTGGTACAGTTACACAAGTAGAAACTGCTGAAGTTGAAACAACTAAACCTACACCAAGTGAAACTACTACATATTCTGATGAAATATTACAAAGAGTAAACACAGATAAAGCTGGATTAGAAACTAGAATAACAGAAGCAGTTCAAGAATCATATCCAGGTAGAACAGATGTAAAGTTAGCTGAAACTAGAAATATACCAAAAGAAGTTGCAGAGGTGTATACAGAAATGTTAGGAATAACTAATCCTAATAGATTAACAGATAAATCTCAAACTTTTTCCGTAACTGACGAAGCTGGTTTAAGAAATGCTAAAGTTTTTTTAGATAAAAATGCTCAAGCTGATTTTAATAGATTACCTGAAGCATTAGATGCTAGTGGTAAAGGTACATTTATACCACTTAATGTTAAAAAAGCTTTGTATACTGACGGTAAAAAAACAGGTACTTTAAAAGATTATAAAGATCTTATTAAAATACCACAAACAAAAAAGATTTATAGAGATAGTGCTAAAGTTGGTACTATTAGAGGTTTGTTATCACTGCATATACGTAATCGTATTTTAGAAACAGCTAATCCTGATCCTGCTTCAAGAAAAGCCGGTGGTGCTAAGTTCAGTAAAGCTAGAAAAACTCCTAAAACATCTAAAAGATCTACTGCAAAAACAGAAGTAAAAATACAACCACAAAAAACCATAGATCAAATAAATCCTGAAAATGTTTCAAAAATAATGGAACTTAGGGATATAGCTAAAGTTAGAGAAAGTCTTAAAATAAAAAGCGATGTAACTGTCAACGATTCAAATAGAAAAGCGAGACAAGCTGATATGCTTAAAACAATTGAAAAAGGTAAAATACCTGGACCTATGTTTGATAAACTGCAATTAGCTAATTTTGGTAGAAAAATGGCTTATGGTAATCGTAACCGTAAATTTCCTACTAGAGCAAAAGCTATAGAAGCAGGTATAGCAAATCCTATACAATACGCTGTTACTACTGATGGTCAGTATTTTAATACTAAAACTAAAGGCGGTAAACTAAGTGCTAGAACAGATTGGGCTGCTAGAAAAGGTGATTTATATTACGGTAAAAGCGATCCTGCTTATAAAGAAGCTAAAGCAGTAGCTAATGCTAATAATGATTTATATGACGCAAGTAATGTAGATAATTTTAACAATGTTCAAAGAATTACTATACCTAAAGGAACTAGGATAAATAGGAATACAAAGTTAGATAACGGAAGAACTGTAGCTGAGCAAGAAAAAATTAACATGGACGCTTTGAAGTTTATGAACAAAGTTATTAATGACGGTGTTCAAAACAAAACTATACCAATGAATGATGCTGCGTTAATGATTTCATCTGCTTATCAGTCTAGTAATGGTATATTAAAAATAGCTATACCATTTACTGCTGTGTCTAATAAATTTGAAGCAGCTGAAGGTGGTAAAAGAAAAAGTAAAGGTAAAGGAGCTATAGAAGAGCACTCACCACCAGTATCATCACTTGGAGCTGCAATGCTTTGGGGTTATAAAAACAACGCTAGTGATATTATAATGGATGCTATTGAGGCGAATGCTGTTCAAGTGCAATTATCAAATAAATCTGACTATTTATTAGATAAAGCAGGTTTAGATGCTAAAATACCTGAAGGCACAAGTATTTTTACTCCAAATGTAGGTTTTGTAAGGTTAGCTGCTGCTGGTATAAATTTAAATACAATTACTGATTTAAAAACAGGTAAACCAATTGCTGAAATAATGGGATTACCTTTGCCAGAATCAGAGTGGAATAATCCAGAATCTGTAAATTATCAAAATGAATTACTACTTAAAGTAGCGCAAGATAGTGACTTTGATATTAATCAAGCTAAAACACGATTAAAGAAAAGTATACCTGTACAACAGGCTAAAAATAGTAGAGCCAGAGAATTTGCTAAAGGTATAGGCACGCCGATAGTTACAGAAAACATGACTAGTGAGCAGCAAAAAAATGTTATGATTAATTCATTAAAAACAAAAGAAAATGCTGCTAAAATTAATCCTGAGCAAAAAGGTATTAGCGTGTTTGATTTTGATGATACATTGGCTAAGACTAAAGAAAAAGTTATAGTTACTGATCGTGATGGTAAAGTAACAGAAATAAGCGCTGCAGAATTTGCAAGAGAAGCTGGTAATCTCACCGAGGCTGGTGCTACTTTTGATTTTAGTAATTTTGAAAAAGTTGCAGCAGATACAAAACAAGGTCCATTAGCTGATCTAGCTAGAAAACGTCAAGGCAAATTTGGTTCAGGTGATATATTTGTTTTAACCGCAAGACCAAACGCTGCTGGTCCTGCAATACAGCAATTTTTAAAAAGTATAGGTATAAACATACCTTTAAAAAATATAACAGGTTTAGAAGATGGCTCACCACAAGCTAAAGTTGATTGGGTATTAAACAAAACAGCTGAAGGATATAATGATTTTTATTTTGCAGATGATTCATTTGCAAACGTAGAAGCTGTTAAACAAGTTTTAGATGCTGTTGATGTTAAAAATGATGTACAACAAGCTAAGGAAAGTAAAGCTAGAAAATTAAATGAAGATTTTAATAAGCAAATAGAAGAAGTTACAGGTGTAGGTAAATTTAAACAATACTCTACAGCAAGAGCAAGATTAGAAGGAAAGAAAAAAGACGGTGGCTTTATAAAAAGATTTGCTAGACAGTTTACAATAACACCATCAGCTGATGATTTTTTAGGTTTAATGTATGCTATTGTTGGTAAAGGCGAACAAGGTAATAAACATTTAAAGTTTATAAAAGATAATTTAGTAGATGTATATGATAGAGCTGAGCAACAACTGTTATCAGCTAAGGTATCTGTAGCTAGAGATTTTGCAGCATTAAGAAGCAAGTTTCCAACATTAAAAGGTAGTAAGCTAAGTTTTGCTAATCCATTACTAAAAGAAATAGATGGAGGACCATTTAACAAAGAACAAGCTGTAAGAGTTTATATATGGAATAAACAAGGTATGGAAATACCAGACATGTCTAAACGAGATATAAATAGACTTGTTAAAGCCGTTGAAGCAGATCCGGAATTAAATATATTTGCAGATGAATTACAATTAATTCAAAAAAGTAAAGATTATCCAGCTCCAGGAAAAAATTGGTTAGGTGGTAGTATTAAAAATGATATACTAGACGGTTTAGATACTTCTTTTAGAGCTCAGTTAATGAAAGAGTTTAACGAAAATGCTGATGCTATATTTACTCCTGAAATGTTTAACAAGCTTGAAGCTATTTATGGAAGCAAATATGTAGAGGCTTTAAAAGATTCATTACGTAGAATGAAGTCTGGTAATAACAGACCTGTAATTGTTGGTGCAGGTGCTAGTTTAGTTAATGAAATGTTAGACTGGTTAAATGCTTCTGTGGCAAACGTAATGTTCTTAAACATGAGATCTGGTTTATTACAAACATTATCTACGGTAAATTTCATAAATTGGGGTGATAATAATATATATAACGCCGCTAAAGCATTTGCTAGTAAAGAAATGTGGCCAACATTTATGAGGTTAATGAACTCTGATTATCTAGTAAATAGACGTGATGGATTAAAAATAAATGTTAACGAAGCAGAACTCGCTGATGCTGCTAAAAAAGGTGGTATTAAAGGTGCTTTTAGTTATTTGTTAGACAAAGGTTTTGCTATTACTAGAATAATGGATAGTTTTGCTATTGCGCTTGGTGGTTCTACATTTTTTATTAATCGTAAAAAAGCTTTATTAAAAAGAGTAAATGAAAAAACAGGTGAGTTGTATACTGAAGCAGAAGCTGATCAACAAGCTTTTGAAGATTTTTATCAAGTAGCTGAAGAAACACAACAGTCAAGTAATCCTAGCAAAATATCATCACAACAAGCTAGTTTTGCTGGACGTATATTGTTGTCGTTTCAAAACGTTACAATGCAGTTTAATAGAAAAACTAAAAAGTCTATACAAGATCTTTACAATAGACGTAAAAAACCTGGTATGACTCAGCGTGAAAGTGATTTAAGTAATTTATCTAGTATTATTTATTATGTAGGTATACAAAACGTAATGTTTAACGCGCTGCAGCAAGCTATATTTGCTTTAGCTTTTGAAGATGATGAAGAAGAACAAAACTTAACAAAAAAAGAAAGAGTAGCAAACATTGCAAACGGTATGACTGATTCATTATTATTTGGTCTTGGTTTTGGTGGCGCTATAGTAGCTACAACTAAGAATATATTAATGCGTATAGCTGATGAAACTACTAAAAAGAAACCAGACTATAGAGATATACCTGATGATGTATTTGATGTTAGCTCTGTTGTTGACGCTAAATATAGAAAACTTAAAACAGCTGCTAGAACATTTACTTTTAATAGAAAAGAAATAAAAGAAAGAGGTTGGAGCTTAGACAATCCAGCTTATTTAGCTGTAGCTCAAATAATATCTGCTGCTACTAATGCTCCTATAGATAGAGTATTGCAAAAAGTAAATAATTTAAGACAAGCTTCTGATGAGTCAACTAGAATGTGGCAGCGAGTTGCTTTAGTAATGGGTTGGAACGGTTGGAACTTTGGTTTACCATATTGGGGAAGACAAAGCACTATAGATCAAGAAAACAAAGATGCTGAAAAAGTAAAAGAAAATTACGAAAAGAAAGTTAAAGAAATAAAAAGTAAGGGATTTACTAAAAAAATCCCCTTATCAGGACCAAATCATTATAAGCCAACGGGTAAATTAGGTGTTGATTATGTACAAGTAGAAAGACCCAGTGGCGAAATTCAATATTATATAAAACCATGAAACAATTAATTATAATTTTATTAGCTTTTACACTAACAACTAACGCGCAAGAAGCTAAAATCAAAAAATGTGTAGAAGTAAAAGTAGAAAAGTTAGACGCTTATAGAGTAAAAGTAACAAAAATAAATAACTGTGTAGAACCTAAAGAAATTACTATACAAGCTTATTTACGACATGAGTGGAATAAAAAACAAAAGCAACGTAAAAAAAGAAAAAATGACTAATGAAACAAATTTTAACTGTCCTTTTTGCCCTGTGTGTATTTGTAAGTAATGCACAAGATAAGAAAAACTTATTTAAAAGTATATACGAAGACATATTTAAATACAGTAGTATTTATGTAGCAGGCGATGTACAAAACCCAAAAGAAAATCCTAAAGATTATTTTGTAAGAACTAATCCTAGCGGAAATATATATGAGCCACCAGTTGTAGTCGATGGTACTGATTATTACGACTTTGATTATCGCTACGGTTTTGGTATACGCAAGCTTGCTAGGTTTGATTAC